AGTTAGCATCTTTGATAGGACTATATCCTGATACATGAGTATGACCTGCTATGAGTAAGTGGTCTCTTGCATTGAACAATGCGTGTTTAACAATACCGTGTGCTGTATTGTACATTGAGTGTCCTCTGAAGTTATGAGAACAATTTACCTTTATTTCGTGTTTAGGTAGTTTGATTTTAAGTCTTGCGTTATGTTCTGAATATACAGACTTTAGTGGTTTGCACATCCATTTAATAGGATCGCCCTCCATAGCCCACATATCATGATTACCTGCAACGATAAATATATAAGGTGTTGCATTGACTAACCATTCTACTAACTGCCATTGTTGTTCGCCATTAGTCGTTTGGTCTGCCCATAATCCTGCTAACTTACCACGTCTAGCCCAGTTATTAGACAAGTCACCAACAGAACAGGCATACATACCATCTGTCTTATTAACAATATCTATATGGTTTCTAAGTGATATCCAATCACAACCATCATCATCAACATGAGGGTCGCCTTGTATGTAAAGACCTATAGGTTTTGGGTCTTTTATTTTTATATTTATAAATTTATCTTTTCTTTCTCTGGCATCTTTTCTTTTAAAGACTTCCGTTCTTGCATCAATTAGTTCTTCTGTAGTCCAATCTGTTTCTGTTCTTTCTTCTAGTTCATAGTTTTTCATTACTTCTGGATGACATGTTTTCTTTCCACAAGTTTTACACTTCCATCTTCTTACTTTTCTTTCAGTACCATCATGTCCATTCTTAATTAAATGCTCAGACTTACAATGAGGACAACGTAAAGCATTGCCATCATCATCTCTTTGTATGATACCAACCCTACTAAGATTGCCACCATTATTATGTATGGTCATTTGTTTTTTTCCTGTTTAATTAAATATTCGAGATACCACTTAGCTTTCTCTAAGTCTTGTATAGGTGTGCCTTTGTAAGGGAATCGGGTAACGTATTTTACGATGTTCCCACGAACATAATCCATATCCCATGACCTGATGTATTCAATCGTCTCTATGCCCTTGGTATAATGGGCAGGTCGATTAATAAGGTCTTCTTTCTTCTTCATCTATTTTATCCATGATTTCATCCCAGGTAATAGGTTCGCAATTTAGAAAAACTACGCCCCCATATTTATAATCAAGTCTATTATTTATCCTCGATTTTATACTGATTTCTGCTTGGGGATCAATCGAATGGATTGCTTTGATGATTTGCATTTCCCTTTTTGTAAAAGGTATATTTGCACTCATAGTTACCTCCTATTAGTTTAAGCATATATCCATCTAGTGATGTAATATGACATAACCAATATAAGTATAAACTCTAAGACTGATAGTTCAGGTCTTAGATATTTCGTTCTTACCTTACTTAATAAGAACTTAATTATCTTTATCATCGCATCAAAGGATTACTATTTCTAGCTTTTAAGCCCTCTAATTCTGTTCTAAGTATTGATAATTCTTTTTCTAGTGGAGCAATATTAGGTACTGATCTTGCTTCAACCACTTCTAATCTGTTTAATATTTGCCCAACTTGAACAAACAAACCACCTAATGTAATAACTAGTCCTAGTATTCCTGCTATTGTCTTGATGTCCATAGTCTGTCCTCGTAAGTTTGATTTGGGTAAATGTTTCTAATATCAACATAGTTACTATTAGTATATGTACCTATATCAATACTTTGTAATTCAGGTTGTATAAATATATCTGTGTTTACTTTTGAGTAAGAAGATATTTTATTATCTTTAGCTATGACTTTAGCTACTATCATTTGTGTAGCTTTTAGCTGACCATCTATTGTTTTAATTTTGTCTGCTACTTTAATAGATATTTCTTCTATAGTTAGTTCGGTTTCAAAACTCCGACTCTCGTTATCGACTTGGGTTTCTTCTGCGACAACATCTCCGTTACTTTCATTAATGTCTGTATCTCTTTCTGTTTCTTCGACAGCTTCTGTTTCATTTACTTCCTCCACAGGTGCTTCAACTATTTCTTCAAATACTTCTTCGATAGCAGGTTCTTCTATAACTTCTTCTACTATCTCAGGTTCTATCATAGTAGGGGCTAATACAATAGTCTCCTCGATAAATTCTTCTTCTATAAAAATAGGTTCTTCTATTATCTCTACAATTGGTTCTTCAAATACCACTTCTTGAATAACAGGTTCTTCGTAAATAAATTCTTCTATATATATCTCTTGTATGTCATTCGATATTTCTGTAATAGCTAATTGTGTTGTTGTATCTACTACTACAGGGTCATACTCTATAAACAATGTAGGGCTTTTTAAGTCAGCACCATAGTGAAATGTAGAATTACTGTTCTCATTGAAAGTATATCTAACTGTTATGTCGTAATCTTCTTGGCTATTATTACCAATAATAATTGAATCAGTATGTGTGCAATAATAACAACCATCGTTATTTATAGTTTTAGTCTGTGTAGTTACATTACCATTATCATCTACTAAGGTTTGTGTTATCTCTACGTTTTGTTCTATCTGATTCCAAAACCAAATATCTGCACCTGCTGTAGATGTAAACCCATTATTAATTACACCTTTAGATAATCCTGCATCATTTTGTAATGAGATACTGTTTTCTATGTATTCTCCATCAACACCTGCTGCAATATTATTGCCATGATTGTGGTCATTTGTTCCAGACCAACCATTGGCAAAGTTGTTGCCATCATAAATTTGTTGATTAAGGAGATTTTCTGTGGTGTCTGCGTTTGCTAATAGAGGTAGCATTAACAGAATCAAAAACTTTTTCATTACCGAGTTCATCCCATCTTTGTTTAGCTTGTTCACCGATTAATCCATCTATAGGACATGGTGTACCTGCATCCATCATAGATTTCCATACAGCTTTGTCTTGGCACATTAATGATATCGCTGCGACTTTCATACCTAAACCATTAAGTAGTTTAGCTTTTTTTCTGCGTTCACATTCCATATCGTGATAATAAGTTCCCATAGATGTACTGAAGCCAATGACAGTCATGCCAATAGAAAGGGGTATTACACAACTGTCTTGACCATATACTGACATAGCAGGTGCTGTTGCAGAATTAACAGCAGTCTCTTGATTAGAATTATTAGTTGTAGAATTAGTTGTGGTATTAGTTTGTCCACCAGTATAGTTATTAGTTGTCTCTTGTGAGTAACCACCTGATATAGATGTATTACTGCCCTGAGAATTAGTCTGGTTATTTGTTGTTGCACCACTTGAGGTTACATCAGATACAGCATCTTCTATTGCGTAACCTAAGATTAATACAACTAATATAACGAGTGCTAAATAAATTCTATCCACGACACTTCCACTTACGAAGTGCCAACGCTTTACGAGTTGGTCTGCCGTTCTTTTCCATAGGACCTTTAACACCAGACATTCTTGCACAAAAACTTGCACGTCTTTTTGCAGCTTTTGATCCTGGCTTTACTTTACCTGTTACAGGTCTTTTTAAATTAGCACCTGTAGTGCGTTTAAAATGTTTTCTTCCTGCTTCGTTTAATCCACCAGTTTTGCTTTGATATCTTTTAGCTACCATGTTATCTCCTTGTTGCAGCAGAACCGAAATAGAATCCTGATATCGCTGCTAAAAAATGTGTGTCTGCTGTAGTAATAACTACACCTGATATTCCTTGAAATGTTGTTACTTCTTCGATACTGCCAAATATCCACCAACCTTCTTTCACTTGCTCAAGATACATAAGGTGTACTTGTACTGATGGGTCTAAGAATACTGCTAGTTTAGGTAAACAGATAATGAAGAACACAGCTAATAATGCCATCCATCTTCTTGTTGTAGATTGATATTGACTGTTATCTTTTCTTGCATCTTCTACTGATGCACGATTTATCTCTGCTCTTTGCATAAGATACTTTTGTTGATCTGCTGCGTCTTTAGATTTCTGTGACCATATAGAAAGTAGCCCAGTAAACAAACTAGAGCCAAGCATTGTTATGACTTCAAAAGGTATCATCTAAGTATTCTCTTTATTTTCTCTCTATTTTCGATTTGCTTCTTGATTTGTTCTTTTTGTTCGTCATTCATATTTTCTAGCCCAACAACTCTGCTTCTGAATTTTTTAATGTCATCTGTAGTTCCTAAAACAGGCAGTTCATAATTTAGTATATTTTCTATTTTATTTATTTTTACTGGCGCTAGTGACTCCTGTAATCCTTTTGTAGATAAAGCAAAACCCATCGCTCTACTTACATCCTCTGGAATCTCTCCTTGTACTTGCTCTAAGGTTTTTGTAATATTTAATTCTTCTAATTCTTTAGATGGTATACCTTTGAGGCTTGTAATTGTTCTATATGTAAATAAACCTTTTAGCCCCCCTGAATTATATGCGTAAAGTTTACCTAAGTTTTTTGTGAAAAGATTAGGAATTCCATCTTTTTCTTGCAATCTTTGTAATGTGGCTGCGGTGTTAGATGCATTGTTGAAATCACCAGGTGTTGTCTCTTTTACAAGTTTAGAAAATTCATTGAGACTATTAATTTCTTCTTGAGACATAAATTTTCCCATCATTCCTCTTAAATTATCATCCGCTAAATACTGTTGTACTTGCCTGTGATAGGTAATTGGGTTCATAACAAAAGAGCCTTGACTTTTTTTGAGCGAAGTATCAACTAAATTTAAATGAAAAGACTCTTTTAAAGTATCTGATAACTGCTGTCTTGCTATAACTCTTTCTGCTTCAGGTAGCGCATCTAAAGTCGAGAACAATGCTTCTACTTTTTTCAAAGCTAATGATGTGTTTTTTACGTCTTTGAGACCATTTACAGTTTTTAATATATCTACAGGCGTTTCATCCTCGTTTAATATTCGTTGTATAAATTTACCAACTTGATCTTTTTTCCCTAGACTTGTGGTTTTTTGTTGGCGGAACTGTTGATTCAATTCTCTATAAGCATCGTTTGCTTCTTTAAAATTAGATAGTTGTGTTTCTGTCATTCTATCCGTATATTTAAGAGCATTTTGAAACATATCATCCTGAAACCTATCAAACTCTCCTAAAAGCTCATTAGCTAAAACAGCATCTGATCCTTGAGCGTCAAAAACATCCGCTGTAATGTTCGATCTAAACTTTTGAAAATCTTTAAGAGCAAGGGTAAAATCTTTGCCCTTTTGACTTTCGATTTGTTTTTTAAAGTTATTTATTCTGTTATAGATGGAACTAGACTTTTCATAGTCTTTTGCAAAAAAAGGATCATTTGCATCTGTGTAATTTTGTTTGAGTATACTCTGTATATTGCCTTTTAGGGTTGTTGTGTCTTCTGGTAATATTGTAAGATTTCCGCTCACTAGTTCATATTTTTGATTGACATATTTATTCTTAGCTTCAAAAGCGTCATCTACTAAACTTTTAATTGTTAGTCCTAATCTGTTTTTTTGCGCACCAGTCATTTCAGCAAAATCGAAATCTTCGGGCAATCCTGCCATTTCTATAGCTGCTTTACTTAGTTGATTGTTTTGTGAATTAATAATTTTCAATAAATCTTCTTGAACGCCAACTCCATAAGCTCCTTTCATCCCTTCATTTAGTTTTTGTAAAGCATCTTGATTTCTGTTAATTTGTGCGTCAAATAAGTCTATTCCAAACTTACTAGAGTTCATATATGATTTAGCTATGTCTTTTTCGTAACCTAGCTCAAGCGCCTGTGCGAATACATTTAAGTCTTCTTGGCTGTATTCATTCAATCTATCGCCTGTTATTCCTAATGATTCTAGTTCTTTTATAGCTTCTTGACTGTATTGACCTTCTCTATTTAAAAACTTAGGCGCTATTGTATTGATAATTGCACGACTCGTTGATGACATGCTTTTCAATCCTTTAGCTGGTAATAGACCTACTAAAGCGGGGGCAAGTAATGCTCCTGCAACATTGAAAGAAAAATTTTGTCCTGATATACCTGATTTCGTTCCTGTAAGATTTGCGACTAAATCTTGTCCTATAGTAAAAGTTGTTGCTGCCGCCATATTAGTCATTGTGTTTCTGAAAAACTGTTGCGATGCCAAAGGTATTTTCACAATACTATTAAAAAACTGGTTAGCTTTAGTCGCAGCACCAAAACCGACACCTGTTGACATAAACTGATCTATATCAACTTTAGATATTCCAGGTTCATTATGATATCCATACTCCCCGTTTGGGAAAAACACCATAATGTTATTGTTTTTGTCTTTAGCAATACTTGCTCCATTACTTATGTAAGACTCGATGTTTTGAGTTATATTAGGAGTGACCGTCCTATTGATTTTCATATTTATATCAGCAATAGGATTTCCAGAACTAATCATTGGGTTTGAGTATATTTCATCTACATCTTCAAAATATTTTTTATCACCACCTGTAACTAAATTCTTAACGAAGATAGCAGCATTAAATGCAGGTTCTGTAATACCTTTTACATCTTCTATATATGATGATTCTTTTTCTTGTATTTTTTTCTTTTGAATATTTTCAAAAACATTATCAGGTATTCCTGCCATTACATTCCACCAAATTTATTATTGTATTCTTCTTCAGAAAGAGACAAAGACTGTATGTCCTTTCCGCTTTTACCTCTAAAAACATAGTATGTTTTGCCACCTACTGTTTCTCGTCTGTAGTTATTTTTATTATCTAAATCTAATGACATTCGAGAAGAATCCATTAAGTTTAGTATTTCATCTTTCAATGCTTTTCCTTTGTGTTGAGAATATTCGTTAACAAATGTGTCAAAATCCAACAGTCTTTCTTGCCCATTAACATCTAATCTAAGTTGTTTTAGAATATTAGGTTGTTTAGTTTGGTAAAGATTTTTTCCTTGATTTTTTAATAATTCGAGTTCTGCATTTCTTTTTGCTATTTGTAGTATTTTTAATGATCCCTCTTTGGAAGTTGCAAGTCCAGGCATCATTTGCATCAAGAACTCTCTTTCCTTGTCTGATATAGCACCCTTAAAGTTGCTCAGTCCATCAAGAACCAATTTATTAGATACGTTCCTAATTAGTTCGAGTGTCCCTATATCTTTGTCGTCTGGAATCCCTAAAAACTTTTTGAATTTTGATAATTCTAGTCTTTGTTCTGCTAATGGTCCTACATCAGCTTCATCTGCTTGTGATATTACATCTATAAGTTGATTATATGTATTTAAGTTTTCTTGCGCAGATTTCATTTTTTCATTGAAAGCTACCTCTTGTGTGACACTTTCTTCTCCTAGTTTTTTTTCTCTTGCTGTTTCACCAGCAGGTATTAAAGGGGGTTTCGGTTGTAATGCAGCACCGAGTTGTACACCTTCAGATACACCTTGTGCTATATTAGATGCTAAGTTCTGTCCTGCTTGTTGTGGTCCTAATGCTCTTAATCCGCCCATAATCATGGCAAGATTTATAACATTTTCACTAAGACCCCCTCCGCCTAATAAACCACCTTGTTGTTTTTTAAGGTTTACTACTAAGCCTAATTTTTGTTCAGGAGTTAAATCTTCATACGCCATAAGGACCTCCTAGCATCGGATTCATAGGTTGCATTGGTTGCGCACCTAATAGTCCATTACTTTGCATTGGATTAATAGGTTGCGGAGTTAGAAGACCAGTATATGGATTACTTAGTTGTGGTGCAGCACTAGCCATCATAGGAGACATCGGCTGTACTTCAGGCATCGCTTGAGGTTTGAAAAGGTTTTGCAAAAACTCAGATGTTAATTGTCCACCTACGTTTTGTAATAAATTTCCACCCATCCCTTGACCTGCTTGTCTTTCTAAAGCATCGAAGTCGATGTTATTGTTTGCAAGGCTCGGAAGGTCTGTTTGTGGCAAATTAGCCATGTAACTACCTAAAGCGTCTCCGCCTTGTGTGGGTTGCCCAAACACTTGGTTTTGTGGTAATCCCGGTTGATTCAACATTTGTCCGAAATCAAATGATCCTATATACATATTTATCTCCTTAACTTAATAAACTTAATACTGCTAAACTACCAGCTATGTATGGGTTATATGCAGCCAAAGAACCTGCTGCTTGACCACCACTAGCTGCTGCAAAACTAGATCCTAATGCACCGCTACCTAAAGCTCCGTATGTTCCTAGACCTAGCAACCCTGCACCCACCGCTTGTTGTCCAAATGATGGCGAACCTGCTGTTTGTGCTGTGGTTTGTGTTCCTGGTAATACTGTTCCTGATACTATTTGTGTATAGTCTTTTAGCCTTTCTCTTGGTTCTTGTTGCCCAAACTCGAATCTAGCACGAGCTTCATCGATAGCTTGTTGCGCTCTAGCTTGTTCAGTCGCACCTAGCCCTGATAATACAGACGCTGGTGTTTGAAAAGCACCTAATGTTCCTGGAACCATTTGAGCTGCCGCTAATTGTCTTTTAGCTGCATCTTGATAGGCTTGTGAATACATACCTGCAGAAACATCTCCCGCTTTTGTTAAATAATCTTTGATAACTTCTGCTTCAACAACACCTTGTCTAGTACCGCCCAAACCGCCTTGACCTGTTGCTCCACGTCTTACTTGTTGCAATAAACCTTGCGCACCTGTTAATAGTGGTCTTGTTGCTGCTTCTACTGATCTAGCAAGAAAAGGATCTGCTAATGCACTTTGTGTTCCGCCTAGCTGAAAACCTAAAGCAGGACTCAGTTGTCCTAATAATTCTGATTGTGTTCCCAATGCAGTTTGTCTTGCAAGTGCTTCAGCTTCTGATTGTGTTGCTGTTACCGGTGCTGTTAGACTGCCTGGAAAAAATTGTCTTGGTTGTTCTAATAACCTTGCAGCTTCTTGATATTGCCTTGTTAGGTAGGGTTGTTGCCCTGCCCATGGGTCAGCTTTTTGTACAGTTTGGGTTGTACCTCCGCCACCTTTACTCATAAGTTATCTCCTAATGTATTGTTGTGAGTTCTTTTCCAACTATGGTATATGTTTGCTCATATCCAAAGTTTTTTAATTTTTTAACGAATCCTTTTCTGCATACTGTTTCCATAGCATCACAGTCTTGTTCTATTGACCATTCTTCTAGTATTTCTAAAACTTGTGCTACCCACTCATCTATACCTTTTCCGCCTAGGGTAACAATCCTACAGACTTTCTTTTGTGGGTAATTTATAATTTGTGTTGTTACTACAGCTTTAATTTCTTTGTCATTTTCTTCATCATAGACGACCCAAAGTTGCATTTCTTTTTCTTTTAAAAAGAAGTAAATATCATGGGTGTTCATTTCTTCTTGCGCTTTATTAATCCCCATCTCTACAAACTTTTCACATTCACCCCAAACATCATCAATATACCTAGTTGGTATACCAGATACATAAATCATTGCTTTCTCCTATTGACTTACTTGTATAATACTTATTGTAGCTGATGGAGTAGCAGGTGCAAATGCTGTAGCTGCTAATGGGTCTATATCTATATCGGTATCATCTGCTGCCATCATTGCTTGTAGATAATCACCTGCAGTTATGTCAAATATTCCTGCTTTAGATAGTGTTCTTCTATGGTCATTAGTTGCAAGTGTATGTGCTATTCCTGCTCCTGTTATATCTGTACCATTTATTCTTGGAAAAAACCATATATCTTTGTTGTTAGCACTTTGCGAATGTAACAATGCAGAGAAGTTTACATAGTATTTACCACTACGACTAAATTCTATCTTAGATGTATCAACTCCATTAATTGTAATTCCTTGTGAATATACTAATGTATTCCATGTAATAGCTTGTGCTGTATCTACTGTTGCTACATTTTGTGCTGTTGTATCGGCAATCTGTGCAAAATCACCTGCACCACTACCACCTGCAAATGCTCTCCATACAGTACCATCATAGTAATATAGGTTTTCACCTTGTCCTGGATTCCAGTTAGTACCATCAGCATAAGCGATATCACCTTGCTTTACTCTGCTAGGTGCAACATTCTTTTGTTCTATAAATGCTATAGGGTTTTCTTGTAATGCCCCTTGTAACTTAGTTAGTTCTTCAAATATATATCTTGGTAAATCTTCTGAGTTAGCAGGTACAGGATTAGGTACATACTTAGGAGCTTGTGCCATTATTTAAGCCCTCTTTGTAATGCTATATAATCTGATATTAGTCCTGGTAATCTTTGTGTATATTCAGTTTCTCTTAAACCTTGTGGTGTCAATATTCCAGGCAAAGGAATATAACCTGTATATGCTCCTCTTTGTAATGCTGTATCTAATGCTTGTTCATCGCCCATCTTTTGTAACATGCCATCTCTCATAGTTATCGTTGGAGCTAACATAAACTGATCAGACATAGTAAAAGGTGTCGGCATTGGGTTTATAAAAGTTGCTGTTTCTGTAGTTCTAGGTATTCCTTGATTGTTCATCAATACAGGACTATCAGGATTCATTGCTCTTTGAAAGTCAGGCATACTACCTATTAAGCTAGGAAGATTTTGAGATATCAAAAAATCCATTATGCTCATTATCTTTCCCCTATAACTTCATACTCTAAATCATAGCCATTTAGTTCAAATGGACTGTTATCTGTGTGTTGAAATCTTACTGCAATATATTTACCTGTTGATCTGCAATCTACTTTGTTGTTTTGTGTTGGGTCAAAGTTTTGTCCTGCTGTATAAGTATATGTGCCATTAGGCGACATAGAACTACCAACTGATATAACAACTTGTCCTGAACCACCTACTTTAGGTGTTAGTTTTCTAACTTGTTTGACAGTATTGGTATTACCATCTAAGGTTAATCCTTTTCTTTCTAGTGTAGATATGTAGTTTTCACCATCAAATTGTCTGCCAAAATCACCACGATACAATTTAGTATCTGATGTTCCTGCCATCAATATACTTCTTTCTGTAGGATTATAGGTTCTTTCTCCCCATACCCCACTATAATCTGTCCATGTATCTGTCTGTGTATTCCAAGTTATGGATGTAGCACCTGGGTCTACAATTCCATTACCAATGTGATAAATGTCAGGCAAATCACGAAAAGTAAATGAGTTATTAACATAGTTATAAATTAATGCTTTATTACAATACTGCGACCCTATACTAGGATAGCATACCCACATTTCTGTTTGCTGTACGTTATGTGCAACAAAAGTGAGATTATAATATGCATCATTTATGTTATCAAATAGTTCTTTTTTAACTAGATCAGTAGCTACAGATTGTTTTCTTACACCATCGTGTACTACTAAATCCCCTTGAGTAACTACAAAATGTTTACCATCAAACTCAGCTACACAGTTTCTGCTTAATACACCTGTATCATTAAATAACTTTTGAAAACTAAATACTAGATTACCACCAATATAGTTAGCTAACCATGTGGAGTTTTCTTTATATATTACAAATGATTGTTTTAGTGCTAGACCATCAACAATAAAATCTGATTCATCGCCAATAGTTACTTCCCCTGCGTCATTAGTACTAGCTGCAGTCCATGTAGAGGGATAACTAAAGTTTTCTGCGGCATCACCCCATTTAACTTTGTTAGGAAACTCTGTACTAGATGTTGTTATTCCTAATGCCATCAAATAATTACCAAATGCTTTTATGGTTTTACATGTATCT